GTGAGGGCATGCCTGCCGCTGATGAAGGCGCTGGCTGATAAATTTGCAGAGGACCGGGCGAAGGCCCTTATTGAGGAGATTGAAGATGGCAGGAGTGAATAAAGGGATCATTGTCGGGTATGTCGGCAAGGACCCAGAGACGAAGACGTTCGCGTCAGGCGACACGGCGGTGAGCTTTTCAGTGGCAGTGACGGAGAAGGTGCGCGGCGAAGACCAGACCACGTGGTTCGAGGTCCAGCCGAAGGGGCAGGCGGCTGATTTTGCCACGCAGTACCTCAAGAAGGGCGCATTGGTGTGCGTCGAGGGTAAGATGAAAGCCCGCGCGTACATCAACAAGGAAACCGGTGAGGCCAAGGCGGTTCAGTCGATCGTGACGTGGAATCTGACGTCTCTCGGCGGGCAGAAGCATGAGCGACCACAGCAGCAACAGCAGCAGTTTCAGCCTCAGGGGCAATTCCAGCCGCCTCAGACGGAAAACATGTGGGGATGAGAGCCAAGAGGGTTAGGAATGCAATAAATCTTGGCCTCCTCGGATGGACGGCGCTGGTGCTGTACGTGATGGTGATGAAGGAGTGTGTGTTGTGAGTGAGTTCATCGAGATGCTTATCGCGACGGCGGTGCTTATTGCCGGGATCGTGATGATGCTGGGCATTGGGGCTGCGGGAGTGGCGTTGGCGATAGCTCTTTTAACTTGACACTATTACGGATAATGGGCACACTATGCTTAAGGAGACCGATATGGAGATGTTAGGTGTAGATGTGTTCGATAATGAGTGCCCAGGAAACAGGGACCAATCTTGTCCTAATTGCAATGGGGCATTGGCCAAGCTGGCGTGGGTTCAGGATGGCGAGGCGATTGATGTCAGCATTGAGGACCAGGCGCATTTTGGGATTAAGGACCTGACGGTGTGTTTTGACTGCGGTGAGTCGAGCAAGGATTGGATACTATGAGCGATGAGCGCCTAACATGGGCAGAGGGTGAAGATGAGTACAGCAAGGTATCGGCAGCGATGTTCGATCGAATCCTTGGTGAGATGGATAGACGCGGAATGACTCAGTGGCTGGAGTTTGTTATTGCGACGGCAGGGGGGGGCGGCGATGAGCAAGACACTGACGATTGAGGAGCTGGCTACGGCTGCAGAGATCCTACACAACGAGGGAGATCGCATCGACCTGAAGGGTCTAGCATACGCACTGAGGACCATGTCCGGCGGAGGTAGCGAGGGTGAGCTGGGGAATGCTAGGCTGGTATCCGAGTGGGAGGAGTCCGCCAGGTCTGCTGCGGCCACCGAATGTCACCGTCTGCCGCTTCTCCGCAGAGCGCCACACGCCGTGCCTGAGGAATTCTTCGACATGTACATCGAAATCGCTCCGTACTTTGCCTGCGATTTGCTTGGGCCGAGTCTATCCGAGGCGCAGATGGCACGATGCGAAGAGCTGATCGCCGCAGATAAGGCGCAGAATAGTTGAACACATTGTAAGATCGTGGCGTACTACAGGGGAGAGGTGCGCTATGAGGGTTTTATCTGTAATTATCACGCTGATGCTGGCTGCGGGCTGTGCTTGCCCTGACTACATCACCATCCACGGCATTGAGGTGTACGACCCTCAGGGGCTCTCTGACGCGCATTCAGTAGAGGAGGTTGCCCAGGTGTGGGCTGATAGCTTCGGTCACGGCACAGGTCATCTGAGAGGAGCAGAGCTGCATCTTGGCACCGACCCAATCTGGCTTGACGACGCAATCATCCCGACCACAGGCTCATACCACAAGGGCGTCATCACGATTCAGCTGAACGGGGACTGCCTGGCGAAGTCATCTCTTGTTCATGAGCTGGCTCACTTGGCACAGGACGAGGTCGACGACAAGGTGGAGCCGTATCACAATAGCGACGAGTACTGGCACATGGGAGATGGGCATGCAGCCAAAGCGAAGAGGCTAGCACAGGAGCTGTGCGATTAGACGTCTTCCTCGGAGAATCCGAATGCAGCAGTGAGGCTGGTGTCGTTTGAGGTGACCATTGGCGCTCGTATGACCAGGTCCACGCCAGCGGGCACTGCTGAGGGGATATTGAAGATGAAGTCTTTATTGCTTGTGGCGCGAGTGTGGACGCCGAGGCGATTGGTGATGAGCTCCACCGGGTTCGCGGTGCTCGCGCCAAGTCGAATAATTAAGTCGAAGTCAGCGATGTCGCCTGTGGCGCCGCCGCCAAGATTGTTACTGGTGATGAAAATGTCGGTTACGATCACTTTCTTGTTGAGCGGAGTAGAGTAAATGGCAGCAGCAGACCTACCCCATCCGATGGGCATGTGCGCCTGCACTGTGGCATCTGTCTGCGCTGTGGCCCGGATGATGCCGACGTTTTTCATGTTTGAGCCCGCAGGGGGGATGCTGGTGAGCCCATGGATGCGAGTGTAGGAGTTGACGGTAGGCACATTGGTGGTGCCGTTCATTGCTACTACCTCCTGCTGCAGCTCCCATGATGAGTTTAGGCCCTGCACAAGCACTGACCTGGTGCCTGTGCCGGCTGCACTGTCAGACGCTGATGTTGAGACGATGTCGTGGATTCTCGCGGCGGTAGGCGGGACCCAAATGCCTCCCTCGGCCCAGATGTCTTCAGGCAGCGTGCCTGTATCGACGTCCTCATTGATGCCGGATGCGTTCTTAGCCACTGTGCCGGTGATTCGGGTTGCGGCGATCTCGTAGTAGTAATTCCTTGAACCGAAAAAGCTCATGATATTCTCCAGGTGTCGGTGTCTGCTGATATGACGGGGCTGTCGCCCTCCCAGATAATAACGAGGGAGGTCTTCCCGTCGATGGTATCGCTGCCGTCAGGGTCGATGGTGACGGTGTTCGAGGAGGAATCGATCTTCTTGATGTGGAAGACCTTGCCAATGACTGACGCGGCGGAGGGCAGGCTTATGGTGATATTTCCGGACGTTGCGTCCACTGCGATGCCTGAGTCATTCGGCACGATCGTGTAGTTGGCTGTCTTTGTCGACCAGACTACCGACGCCGGAGCGCGGGCATCTGGACCTTCGAGGGTGCCGAACCACCTCACGTTGTCCATATTCGACACGTGAATCGACATGAATTCGGTATCGAGGGTGAAAGAGAGCTGGCCACTGATGGTTGAGTCGCCTGCATTGGGCATGACGAGCACGGTGTTGGCGGAGCTATCGATCTTGCGGATGTAGAATGACTTGCCGCTGTCACCCGTTGCAATCGGAGGGAGGGTGATTGTGACGGTGCCGCCTGATGCATCCACGAGGGCGACAACGTCCTGCTGCGCAAGGGTGTAGTCGCTTGTGATGTTGTTTTCCGGGTGTTGTTCGAGCGTGAACCCTGCCCCGGTAGAGTATCGTTCTACCATCTGACGAGCATAGACATCGGGGGTTGCCCACGCAAGGAGAATGCACTTGACAGTGTTGCGTACGCATGACCAATGCTAAAATAGGGCTAAACTTTCTCGCAGGGCGGTCGTTGTATTAAGTATGAGACATTTGATTTACTACAACGGCAAAAAATACGTCATCAGAACCAGCATCATCGCAGAGGTTTACGGTCAGCATAAGTCGTACTTCTTCGAGGGCGATTACTACAGCTCGCGCGCTGAAATCATCAGGGAGATCGCGTCGCGCGGTTAGCTTGACATTGTTAGGGGTCAGGCCTAGCATTGCCCCATGAAAAAAGAGAAGATAAGCAGGCGCGGCTTCATTAAGGGGGCTGCGATTGCCGCAATTGCCCTGATGCCGCCACTAGCAATGGGCCGGGGAAAGCCAATCATGCCCGCGTCAGGGGAGGCGAAGGCGAACAGAGAGCCCCTGGGGAGAGGCTACAGCAACCCGCTACTCACAGGGGGCGACATGCTGTGGGATGGCGTGGTGATTGCGGACAGGCATCGATCTTGACACTGTTCCGAGTCTCTCGTATGCTTCCGTCAGGCCAGTAGCTCAGCTGGTGGAGCCCCTCACTATGGCGTGGGGCGGTCGCAGGTTCGAGTCCTGCCTGGCCTAACTATATGCGATGGATCCGGAATCAGTAAAAATAGCCGAGGCTCTTCTTGTGCTTAGAAGGGGTGGCCTGGGAGCCCTGGAGGCATGGGAGGCTGACGGCATTGCCTGGTTCCGCCTAGGCCGTCTTGACTCCGGCGCGAGAGACTTTTCTGCCGGCCTGTACCGCGAGGCACACCGCTTGCTGAAGGAGGCAGGGCTAGGAAGCGTGCGCATTCGGCTGGTTTCCCGGTGTTTCTGCATAAGGTCATGGAACGGCAGGGAGGCTAAGAGGGTCAAAGAAAGGTCTGTCCGCATTTTGTCACTGCCCCAGTTCATGAGCCGCGAAAGAATTGAGGCTCACCTCAGGGAGCTTGACACTGTTCCGGATAAGGGGTAAACTACTAAGGCATGAGCATTCAACTGCAGAACCTTCTGACCGCCAAGCAAGTGGCGAAGAAGATCGGGATGTCGCGCACGGCCATTTACGACTGGATTGCCGAAGGTCCTCCGAAGGGGCTTAAGCACGTAATGGTGGGTCGTCAGAAGATGGTCATGCCGGAGTGGTTCGAGGAGAGTGAACGGGCGATGGACTGGATGGAGCGGAAAGTCGTCAAAAACAAAGAGGTAAATGCAAATGAAGAAAATCTACAATGTGATGGTGATGGTGGAGATTGACGACGAATTCGTCGAGCATGATTCACAGCTGCTTGGCATGCTCTATGCCGAGATGACAAAGACAACAACTGTGTGCGACCCGGCACTCGATAAGGGCATGGCGCTGCATGACTTGATCGTGACGCCGCTGAGCTGCGAGAAGGGCGAATGGACCCAGAAGTCCGCCGCTACTTGGCAGGCCAGCCTGGACGATGCATGGGTGCTCAATAAACCACGGCCTATGAGTGAGCTGATGGCTGAGCCTGATGCTCCGGTTTTGACAGGGCTCCAGTGGGGCTTCGACCCGGGGGTGAACTGATGTTCGAACCAGATTGGGCAACGAGGGCCGCTTTTGCAGTGGGGCTACTGATGGTTGCTGCTGCCTCTTCGGCGGTGATTATGTTGGCATGGACTCATTATCGTGTCATCACCGAAGGGCCATCGCCGGCACTGCCCGCGGTAATCCCCATATGCGACAACAAGCACAAGGGCTGGATTTGGTCAGAGTGCGGCGCGCAATGGGCCTGTGATGGCACGGAGTGGCGACTCTTGGCGGACAAGGGGGTGAACTGATGGCGGCTTTTATCATGGGTTCGATGGTGACGCTATTCGGCGTGTGCCTCTTTTTGGCCGGCTGCGCGCTCTACAGCCTTGATGAAAGAGTGGGTGCCCTTGAGGCCCGAGCGGACGCGAAGGAGGGCGCCTGATGCCATCTGCTGCAGATCTAAGTGATGTACCCACCTGCTGCGGCTTCTGCGGCAAAGCACTGACGCGCCACAAGAGGCTGAAGTGGCGTCAAAGAAAGATGGCCCAGGCTCGCCTCGGGAAGGAAGCGACGGGCCCGTTCTGCAACAAGGTGTGTTCGGACAGGAGCCGCAGAAACCACCCCGACTACACGACAAAAGAGAAGAAGAAATTCGCAGTGAGGTCGACATGAGTGAAGATGTGTCAAAGCTGGCAGAGAAAGATGCCGTTCAAGTTCGTGCTCTAGTTTCTCGTGCTGTTCAAGTGATTCTTGACGGCATGGATGTTTTCTATGCGCGAGAAGAAGGCCGGAGCGATGAGTCACTCCGAAACGACATAGAAGAGTTTAAGCTGGAGGGATGGATGTTCGTAAAGTCTGCCCTGGAGAGAGATATTCGGGTTGGGGAGTTCTTCGGCGACGACGATGGCAACGAGGCAAGGAGGGAGAGCATCCGACGCATCAAGAGCAACATCAAGAAGATATCTCGAGGGAATGGCGATGGGCAGGGCTAAGCACGAGATGGTGTTCTTCTATGAACCGATCAACTACGGGCAGTCGGCAAAGCTGTGCATGGAGATTCGAAATGCGGACGACGGAGCGGTGCTGGAGCAAATAGCGGTCGTGCCGGGCTCCTCTGCGGCTGCTGGTGTCATGACGCCCGCCAGGGGGCCCATACCTGCAGATAGGGAAATCGACTTAGTGGTGCACTCGATGAGGGTCAACGCAATGGCGTCAGGGCTAAGCCTGTCTGAGAGGGACGCCCAGGAGGACCTAGACGATGGGTAGGCAAAACTGGGCAACACCGCAGGCGTTCTTCGATAAGCTGGAGGCGATATTCGGGGAGTTCACGCTCGACGTGTGCGCGGAGGAATGGAGCTCGAAGTGCCGTCGTTATTTCCCGGAAGAGGACGACGGGCTGAGTCAGAGCTGGAAGGGGCAGCGCTGGTTCTGTAACCCGCCGTATGGAAATACCGGAGAGTGGACAGCGAAGGCGCTTGATGAAGCAATGGCGAATAGGTCCAAAGGACTGATGCTCCTGCCGAACTCCACCGATGCCCGATGGTTCAGGGATTCTGTTACTCAGGACTCATTGACCCTGAAGGCCCCAGGCGTGGTGGTCGTTTTTGTTACGGGCAGAGTGAATTTCTATCACCCCTGGGAGAGCGGGAAGAAGGGCAACACCAGGGGGTCCATGCTCCTTCTTTTCGGTGATTGGCGGCAGGTCCTCTCCGAGGCAGAGGACCATGGTGCGTTATACCGCCTGGGCGAACGAGCATGGATGATGGAGGCAAAATGACAGCACCAGAATCAGAAATCGGAAGAATCAAGCGTGCGATGAAGCGCGGCAAGATCATGGTCAAGTCCATGGCTAAGACAGTCGGCGTCGATAAGTCGACCATGTCGAAATACCTCAACGGCACGAGAGATATGCCCATGAGCGTGGCAGTGGCGGCGCTTGAGTCCATGGGTCTGGAGCCGAAGGTATCCGTGACACAGTAAGATTTGATTGCAAGCTGCAGGGAGCAGTGGTATCCAAGGAATGCATTTACCCTCGGGGCGCCGGCGCCATATTGGTCTCCACCCATTAGCGTCGGCCCCCTTTTTCCTTACACAGGCGGAATCAATGAAAGAAAAGGCGCGCAATAACGAGTTCGCGATCGTGTCCACTAAGACACCTGTCGGTGAAGACGAAGTCATCTTCGGCGAGGATGAGGTAAGGATCGGCCCCGTGTTGATTGCCCGCTGGCTCGACTCGCCTGGCGTCTATGTGGCGACGATGCGAGGGAAGGGCGCGATGGTGGAGATAGGCGAGCTGGAGAAGCTCATTGGGGACTGGCTCGATAAGAAGCTCGACCGAGATGACGACCTGTGCTAAGCCGCCCCCATGGGAACAAACGGCGCCAAAAGCAGTGAATTTAAGGTACTTCAGGTCGCAGGTGTGCTTATCGCCCTCCTTGAGGTGCTGAGCCAGGCCGGTGTATTCGGACAAAAATGGTCCCCTTTAGTGCTTCAGCTGCTGATTGCGGGCAAATCCTCGATTTACGGCATTTCTCGATCTGGTGTGAAGATGGCCAAGGTGAAGGCTGACGCCACGGCTCTGTCCCTCAAGGCTCCGATGCCAGATCCTGAAGAAGTTGCGAAATAACGCGCACCTTTTTTGACTCCTCACCCGTAACAGTGTAAAGTTAAGGAGCGCAATGAAGCGCATGAGGAGTAAATGTAATGAATCATAGAGCTATCTTCAGGAGAGCTTGCTACGGCCTTGCGGCCTACACAACTGTGGCAATGTCCGTCCTGGCGTTCAACGCCAAGACAATGGAGGACTTCAGGAGTGCTATTTTCTGGGCCATTGTATGGGCCAACTCATGGGCAGTATCGCGAGTTCTCCGCGACAAGTGATATAGCCTTGGCTTAAGGGAGGACCTGTGGCATGCTCCCTTTATGCCGACGCATATCCTAGGGAGCAGGCCCAGGTTTTTCCACGATGTGGATGGAATCCTGTCTGTGGCGAAAGATATCGACTCCATTGAGTCGTTCACCCTGGATTGGCAGGACGAGCTTCGGGACCTCAGCAATGACACCATCAGCAGCGCCACCTTCGAGGCGAATGGCGTCACGATCGATAGCTCATCCAACACCACAACTACCACAACCATGACCATCTCAAAGAGTGGCGGGTATGTGGATATCGATGTCGTCACCGCAGGCGGCAGCACCCTGACCAGACGTGTCCGAATCTACCAGTCTGTCCGCTGACTTGACAGTGTAACGGATGGCGGCTACGATAAGGCCATGGCAGCAAGCAGCACAAGCTTCAAGAAGGGCCAGTCTGGCAACCCCAGCGGAAGACCCAAGCTCCCTAAGGAGATGAAGCGTCTTTTCCAGAAGCACACTCCTGAGGCGATCCAGCTGATGGTGGACATCATGCGTGACGAGGACGAGCGCACTGCCGATCGGATGAAGGCTGCTGAGTTCATCGTCGACCGCGGCTACGGTAAGCCCGCTCAGAGAATAGAGCACTCGGGAGATCCTGAGGCGCCTGTCAGCGTCAAAGAGATGAGTGACGCGCAATTGGCCGTGTTGGCACAAGAGTACATGAATGGCACAACCACCAGTTCAGCTTCCGCCGGTGAATCGGCTGAAGATAATAAATCAAAGGCTTGACCACCGCATGAGGCAGGGCATCGGCGACCAGCCGGTGAGTTGCGACAAGGGTTGCTCTCATTGCTGCAAGCAGTGGGTTGGCGTCATGTACCTGGAGGCCAAGGCAGCCGTCGAAGAAGCCATGCGGGTTGGCCATGATATCGACATCCGGGAGCTTCACGACCAGGCCGAGATGGGCATGGAGTGGGCTACGCGGAAACAGTGGTTTTCGAAGCGAAAGTCGTGCATCTTTCTTAAAGAGGACGGTTCTTGTGCTGTTTGGCAGGCCAGGCCGATCGCATGCCGTTCGGTACTTGTCTCGTCAGACCCTAAGGAGTGCGGCAAGACAGACGGCGAGGTGAAACGATACCGCACGGAGAAAGACACGTTCGTAGCCTACGCAGCGCTTCAGGCAGAGCATGAGGCCCAGGCTTTATTGCCAGTGGTGGCTGCACTGCCTTTGATGGTCGCGCTAGTGCTTAAGGGGGAATCGCCCACATATTTGACGAACAAATACGGAGTGTACGGGATAAAGGAAGATGCAGAGCGAACACTTGGCGGAGAACGAGCAATGGAGTCAATCGCGGCTCTACAGCGGGAACCCATTCCAGGAGGAGCTGGATAGACGCGCTGCCCGGAGAAGCCTGCTTAAGTTTGCCGAATATACTCACCCTAAATGGCTAAGCAGTCCGCACCACGCGGAGATGTGCCGCCATCTTGAGGGGGTAGAGAGAGGCGACATTAAACGCCTCATGATATTTGCGCCACCCCGCCATGGGAAGTCAGAGCTTGCGAGTCGAAGATTCCCGGCATGGTTCCTTGGGCGAAACCCGGACAAGATGATCATATGCGCATCTTATGGCGATGATTTGGCCACAAGGTTCGGCCGTGACGTACGGAGGATTGTAACGGACCCCCTGTACGATAAGGTTTTCCCCGGAGCGAAGCTTTACGGCGACGCCAAGTCGGTCGGCCTCATGGATTTCACCGCCGGGGGCACCTACATGACGACCACCATTGGCGGCGGCATCAATGGCCACGGCGCGCATTGCCTCATCATCGACGACCCAATGAAGGGCCGGAAAAAGGCGGAAAGCCCATCAGAGCGCGCGGCTGTCTGGGATTGGTACCTTGGCGACGCGTTGCAGCGGCTTGAGGGGGACGCTCCGGTAATCATGATGATGACTCGGTGGCATGAAGACGACTTAGCGGGGAGGGCGCTGGCCGGCGAGGAATGGACCGTTCTCAAGCTGCCGGCCATTAGGAACTCAGGCACTGACCACGAGGAGGCCTTGTGGGAGGAGAAGTTCCCTCTTAAGTGGCTCAGGGAGCGCCGTGACTTCTACTCCGCTACCGCGTCGGCCAGAGACTGGAATTCGCAATACCAACAGGATCCTACCACCGAAGAGGGCGAGCAGGTCAAGAGGGAGTGGTTCCGCATCCGTTATGACGAAGCGCCAAAGAACATGAACATCTACATGGCCTCCGATTATGCCGTAAGCGAACCTAAGCCTGGGACTGACCCTGACTGGACAGAGCACGGGGTATTTGGGGTAGGCATCGACAAGAAAGTCTACCCTGTTGACTGGTGGTCTGGGCGAACAACGCCTGACGTGTGGTGCGAAAAGCTGCTGGACCTGATCGAAACCTGGGGGCCGGCGTGCATCTTCGAGGAGGGCGGCGTAATATTGAAATCGGTAAGCCCACTTTTGAACAGAATGGCGAGAGACCGAGGCGGGTATGCCGATAAAGACGTAATCACCTTCAATGGCAAGAACGGACGGGTTTCGACAAGGAGAAAGCAGATGAACCCCATAGGGGAGAAGATCGCCCGGGGCCGTAGTTTCCAGGGCATGGCAGCCATGGGACGTTTCGTCTTCCCGAAGGTGCATTGGGCCGAGGATGTGATTGAGCAGTGTGTTGCTGTTCCGGGCGGAAAACATGATGACAAGTACGACGTTTTGTCGCTACTATGTCGTGGACTCGACAAAATGACAGATGCAGTGGTAAGAACTGAGCGTAAGCGCATTCAAGAGCGCAACTGGAAGGTCCTATAATGCCTCGCGGTGCAGATTACGACATCGACACCTTCGTCAACTGGTACGAGGACTTCATCGACTCCACCGAGATAGAGCGACGGGACGCCCAAAAAGACATTGATTACTACCACGGCCATCAGCTCTCCAGTGACGAGATCGCGGAGTACCGAAAGCGTGGCCAGCCACCGGTCATCATCAACATGATCGCGAAGCAGATCAACTTCATTCTTGGCAATGAGGTGAAGACTAGGGTCATGCCTAAGGCCTTCCCTCGAACTGCCGAGCACGAGAGCGACGCCCAGGTGGTGGCTGATGTCACCAGCTACATCGCCGAGAAAGAAGACTTCGACATCATCACCAGCGACGTGCTCAAGGACATGGTCATTGCCGGGTATGCTGGGGCGTTTATCGGTGCAGAAATAGCCAAGGCAGCTGAGGGCGATGATCCACCTGTCGTTGAGGTGACCGCCAGGATGCTCCCCTACGATCGCATCTGGTACGACCCGCGTAGCTCTCGGCACGATTTCCAGGACGCACTCTACACCGGCATCGTTGTCTGGAAGGACCTGGACGAAGCCATTGCCCAATACCCCGGGAAAAAAGATGAGCTGGAGCTGGCCGTCAATGACTATAACGAAGACGCCGGCGAGACATTCGACGACAAGCCCCGCGACAAGTATTGGATCGACCGAGAGCGCAAGCGCGTTAAGGTGTGCGAGGTCTACTACCGAGGAGAGGACGATGATTACTACTTCGCCCACTTCACCAAGAGCGAGATGCTCCTCGGGCCAAAGAAGACAGAGCTAGAAGACCCTGACGGCAAGAGCCAGAATCCGATGTGCCTGATGAGTTGCTATGTCGATCGCGACAACCGACGCTACGGTGTTGTGCGCGGCATGACCTGGCCTCAGGACGAAGTGAACAAGCGCCGCAGCAAGGGCCTGCACTTCATGAATACCCGGCAAATCATTGCCGAGGAAAGTGCCCTGATTGATGAGTACAAGACCAGCGCCGAGTTGTCTCGGCCTGATGGCATCGTGACCGTCCGGGACGGGGCTCTGCGGGAAGGTAGCTTCCAAATTGCCCAAACCACCGACCTTGCGCAGGCACACTACCAGATGTACCGAGAAGCGAAGGGCGAGATTATGCAGGTTGGGCCCAGTGTGCCCGACCCCCAGGGCCCCGTCTCAGGCTTATCCGGCACGGCCCTCCGGAACCTTCAGAACATCTCATCGCTTGAGTTGGCGCCTGTCCGTGACCGCTTACGTCAATTCCAGCGCTGCTCGTTTGAGCAGATGTGGTACCGGGCTCGGCAGTTTTGGACCACTGAGCGCGTGATTCGAGTGCGGGACGACGAGGAGGCATCGGGAGTCAAATTCTTTGAAATCAACCAAGACATATCCAAGATGGACCGAATCGTCGAACTCACAGAGAAAGGCGTCAAGCTCGGTCCCGCGGTGGCTTCGGTGGGCGCTCCGCCGGAGGTCATGCAGCAGATCGAAGCGTACGTCCAGCAGAACCCCCAGCTAGGCGAGATACCACCAGACCAGGCACGGGCACAGGTAATGGCGTTCATGGCCAGCCTCCCAGAGCTGCAGGGCGACGTGAAGGTGAACGACCTGCCGCGGTTTGATGTGGACATCGTGTTTAGCGAATCACCCGACTACGCCACCGTCGAGATGGAGACATTCGAGAAGATCATGCAGCTCGCCACCTCTGGCATGATTCAGCTGCCTGTTGAGGCGGTCATCGAGATGGCGCCACTCCCGAACAAGAAGAAGGTCATGGCCAAGCTCAAGCCGCCGCCAGACCCTCAGCAGCAAGCCATGATCCAGCAGCAGATGCAGCAACAGCAACAACAGTTCCAGATGCAGATGGCTGCGATGCAGGCTCAGATCGAGAAAGTGCAAGCCGATGCACAGAAGGCGATCGCTGGCGCCAACAAGGATATGACCCAGGCCGCCCTGAACGTGGACGAGCTCGAGCGCGGAGAAGCCAAGGGAGCCAAGCTCATGGCCGATGCCCAGAAGGCCTCAGTTCAGGCGCAGACCGAAGCCCTGCTGGCCGAACCAAAGGCGATGCTCACCAGGGCCGAAGCAGCCGAAGAGGCCACACGTGCAGAGCAGCAGGCGATGAACAATCGCGAGCAGCGAGCACAGAATACCGTCATTGTTGCGAAACAATTATTCTAGGGCAAAAGCCCCTCCCCCATTTATCGCATTATACCGGTGCTTGGCTTGAGATGCACAAGGCCTGTGTCCACACCAGCCCAGTGCCGCCGCCGTTGGCAGCTGCAGTCACGGTACCGATGATGGTAGTCTCATCAGTCACAGTGAGAGGGCCGTTGATGGCAACACCATTGTACGGCAAGCGGAAACAAGCATTGCCGCCATGAGTCGGCAAGTAGCCGGTCACAGCATCACCGGTGATAACGCCTGAGTCGAGGAGAGCATCGGTGTCTGCCGATGTGCCCACATCAATCTCAAGAGTTTCCGTACCGGTGTCGATATCCGCACCAGCCAGAAAGCCGTCAATCACCAAGCAGTTCTGCAGCTTGCAAAACTCAATGATGTCATCCTTACTCAACGCCGAAGCGATCGTATACGAGCCGTACTCTACGTAGGCCGAACGCCGCTCCAGTGCATGATAAACCGGGAACGAGTCAGCGGCCTGACTCGCAGAAACAGTAGCCATAATAAACTCCTTTTTGGCTCAGTTAATACCGAAACGGTGGCACATAGCGGGCTTTTTTTCAACTCGAAGCGTGAATTATTTCCCGTAACTATGAAAAGCTTGCGCACTCTATGAAATTATTGCATAGTTCGAGCATCCCAGTCGTAAGACTGTCCGTGCCGCCGACGTTATGGGCGAGAGGTAAAGATGGAAGATTTGTTTGAGGATGAGGTTGTAGAGCAAGAGGCTGAAGCACCAGCGGTTGAGCAGGAAGCGAGCGAAGAGCCCGCCGAAGCGCAACCCGAGGAGCAAAAGGGCGAAGAAGTTTCCGCGACGCCTGCGGATGAGCCGATTGAGGAAGGGGCAGCGCCCCAGGATAAGACCGTCCCTTTGGGCGCCCTCAAAGATGAAAGAAGGAAGCGGCAGGAAGCAGAGAGCGAGAGGCAGGAGCTTCAAAAGCAGGTTGCATTTCTACAGGGCCAATTTCAGGCCTTTCAGAGTCAGCAGCCATCTCATCAGCAAGATCTAGAGGCGAAGGCGGACAAAATCAGAGATGACTACTACACCGACCCGGTTGGGACAGTGGAGAAAATCATCGAAGAGCGCGTCGGCAAAGTCTCAGCAGATCGAGTGCAGGATCGTATCAACCTCAGTGAAGCTTTGGTGAAGCGGCAGTACGATGACTACGATGACGTGGTCGGCGTGTTTGTCGATGCAGCAAAGAACAACCCGGCCCTGGCCGTGCAAATGAGGGATGACGTCAACCCCGCACTGTTTGCTTATGAGTATGGCAAGAAGATTCGAGATGTGTCCCAATACTCGACAATTGACGAGATGAGGGAAAAGCTCAGGGCCGAGGTAATGGCCGAGCTTGAAGCCAAGCAGAAGTCCCAGCAATCGTTATCAGCAGCTGCCGGTATGTCAAAAACAAACGCCGGCGCACGAAGTTCCACCCCAACCGCCAATGGGCTGATGTCTGCGGACGATGTCTTTGCGGGGCTTGGGAAGGGGATTCTTTCGTAGTTGGCACAACAAGGACAATTTAAATGTCAACAACAACTGATACCACCAATGAAGTAGCCAGGTTTTCCAAGAAGTTCCTCTCTGAGTACGTACGTCAGCTCCAGTTTTCGGACGTAATGGGGAAGAGCGAAAACCACATTATTCAAATTAGAGATGAGCCCATGTCGGGCGCAGGTAGCTCGATCAGCATCCCCATGGTGGGCCGGCTGACGAATGCAGGCGTTACCGGTGGCGCAACTCTTGAGGGCTCCGAAGAGGCCTTGGACAACTGGGGTCACCAGATCGATATTGACGATCTGGCCAACGGTGTCCGCTGGACCAAATGGGAGCAACAAAAGACAGAGATTGATTACATGATGGCGTCTCGTGCTCAGCTTAAGAACTGGGCAATGGAGCGCCTTCGTGATGACATCATCGCTGGCATGCAGTCTCCTGTTGTGGATGGTTCGACCGAATACGCGTCGGCATCTGAAGCTCAGAAGGATGCATGGCTTTTGGCCAACACTGACCGTGTCTTGTTCGGCGCAGCCAAGAGTAACAATGCCTCCAATGACCACAGTGCGGCGCTGGCCAATATTGACAGCACCAATGACACTTTGGACACTGGCATGATTTCTCTTGCGAAGCGCATGGCGAAGACTGCTGACCGTCACATTCGACCTGTTAAGATCGAGAATGGCGCTGAGTTCTTCGTGATGTACTGCAACAGCTTGGCGTTCCGTGACTTGGCTGCTGAGTCTGCAATGCAGCAAGCGAACCGTGACGCACTGCAGCGTGGTCGCGACAACCCATTGTTCACCGGTGGTGACCTCATTTGGGACGGCGTGATCATCAAGGAAGTGCCTGAGATCGGTGTCATCTCTGGCGTTGGTGCCTCGAGCATCGACGTGGCGCCTAACTTCTTGTGCGGCGCACAGACCATCGGCATCGGCTGGGCTCAGAAGACCCGCTTTGCGGTGAACATGGGCAACCACAACGACTACGGTCGTCGCGTGGGTGTCGCTGTTGATGAGCAGCGCGGCGTTGAGAAATTGATGCACAATAGTGTGCAAAACATGGTGACAGTCTACTCCTCTGGTGTGGCTGACAGCTAAGATAGACCTGGGACGGGGGCTTCGGCCCCCTCCCTTCGGAGACTTTTATGGATTTTGAGAAAGAGAAGTTGATCATCCGCTCAAAGGCGAAGCACTTGCGCAAGCAGGCTTTGGCTGACCTTGGGCTCAAGGCATTCACTGAAGGCGTTAAGTTCGTCTACCAGGGCGAGACCGTCAATGTGGCTGTCGATAAGCCGCCGCGCGATCCAGTGCCCCAGAAGGATGGCAGCAGCTGGTTCCCCTACAAGGAGAACGGCCGACTGCGTCGCCACCTGAAGACCGGCCGGCAATCACTGGCAGTGATGGGCGAAGAAGACCTCGAAAGCAAAACCATTGAAGGCCAGACATTCGAGAGGGGCGTGCCCACAGAGGCAAACACACCCAATATCGCCAAGCGCTGCATCGGCTCTGGGGCTTTCATTGCGGCGCCGGAAGAGAAGGCCGAGAAGCCAAAAAAGGCGCCTAAGAAAAAAGCTGCGCCGGTTTCACTTGAAGGCCCGATCACGGCCGCATAGAGTCCATTTTTAAGGAGATCCCCATGGACATAGCTTTTGAGAAGGCCAGGATGGAGGTGTCTGACGCCCCCACTCGTAAGAAGATTGCAGCTGAGTTAGGCTGTCGTGTTTTCGTGGAAGGCAAGAAGCTCACGTACCTGGGGGAGGGCGATGACTCCACCAAGGTGGTGGCCGGCCAGACGTTCGAGAAGGGTAAGTCGGTGCAGGCTGACTCCGCTTCTGTCGCGGCCAGATGTGTGGTGCTGCCATGCTTTAAGGTGGGGTGAAATTATGGCAAACCTCACCAAGGCTGCGATGAGAGACAGGATACTCGAGCACCTTGGCATTAAGGGCGCTGGCCAGTCCGCTGCTTCTGAAGATGAGCTGCTCGTCTCTGAGGCGATCGATTCGGCATGGTATCGCCTTAGGGCCAAGGGCCTTGTTCCGTTTGACACCAGCGCTATCCCGGAGTGGGCCCAGACTCCGTTCCGCGACTATGTTGCTGGTGATGTGGCTGATGTGTTCGGCCTGCAGGGCCAGAGGCTTCAGTCCATCATGGAGCGCCAGCGGATGTCCCTGAAGGCGATGTCCCACTACGTTAAGCCTGAGCGTCCTCCGATGCCAACCCAGACGAAGTATTTCTAATGGCGCAGGTTTCTCCGGTCCAGTTCGCCCGCCAGACATACCAGACCAGGTCGGGCAGTGCCTCCATTGAGAGGCTTGTGAACATGTATCTGGAGCAGAACCCTCAGGGCGCAAAGGGACCGGTGACGCTGTACGGTACGCCCGGGTTGGTTTCTTTCGCTACGCCGGGCAGTGGCCCTATCCGCGGCATGCAGTTCATGAACCCGTTGCTCTATGTGGTATCGGGCTCGGAGCTGTACACCGTGTCAACCAGCGGCACCACGAACCTTGTCGGAGAGATCGGGGACACCGGCCAGGTATTCATGACTGAGAATGGCAGCCATGTGGCCATCTTGACGCGTGGTCGCGCCTATGCGGTGAACGCGACGTCCATCATCGAGCTGCCGGAGTCTGGCCTGAACGGTGCTGCCTACCAGGATGGCTACGGCATTTTCACGCAGCAGGGCACTCAGCAGTTTTGGATTACCGGCCTGGATGATATGACCACGATCGGAGGGACTGACTTCTCGAGTGCGGACACATTGTCCGATACGATGGTCGGCTGCATCTCTGACCATAGAGAGCTCTGGCTGTTCAAGGAGCGCTCTATCGAAGTGTGGTACAACTCTGGCGCCGCAGCATTCCCGTTCACTCGTGCCTCCTCGGGCATCATTGAGAGGGGCTGCCTGAGCGGGGGGAGCATCGCCAAGGATGACAATAGTGTCTTCTGGCTGGGTGATGACGGAGCTGTCTACCAGGCTGCTGGCTACACCCCTCGCAGGATATCCACGCCAGCGATCGAGCTTCTTATCGGCAACACGATGGACGCCTCGACCACCTCCTCATGGACGTACCGTCAGGAGGGGCATGTCTTTTATGTGCTGGCCTTCTCCGACCTGACGCTTGTGTACGACATCACGACAGGCTTGTGGCACGAGCGTAGGTCTGACGGCCTTGACCGCTGGAGAGTCAACTCCTACGCCTTCGCCTTCGACAAGCACCTGGTGGGCGATTACGAGACAGGCGAGATTTACGAGCTTGACCTCGATACGTTCACCGAAGACGGCGAGACGATCCACAGGGAAGCAACCGCACCAACCTTGCACGCAAACGGCACACGCGCCTACATGTACGAATTCTACGTCGACATGGACAACGGCGTTGGTCTGAACGACGGGCAGGGCTCAGACCCCACGCTTCTTCTTGACTGGAGCGAGGATGGCGGCGAGACGTACGAGAATGTCGTGGAGGCATCCGCCGGCAAGATCGGCAAGTATCACCACCGCGCCACGTGGACCAGGCTTGGCGGGTTCCGTCAGCGGTCTGTCCGGCTTCGCATCACTGACCCGGTCAAGATCGCCATCGTTGGAGCCTATGCGAGGGTAGAAGGCGGGTCGGCGTGACTCTGTTGTTCCCGCGCCCCGGCGAGGAGGCTTTGGACGGAGGCACTGTCGGCTTTTCCCGGCCATGGCGGAACTGGTTCGGGGACCTGTGGAATGAATTCGGCTTCAACTTCAAGGACCCCATCTACAACGGCAGGTTCTTCAGCTTCTCTGAGCTTGATAATGATGTCGGAGCTGGGTTCGTCCTCATCAACGGAAGGCTCGGCGCTCTTGGCCTGGACAATGCGTCCACTGAGGGGCTGGGCTTCTCCATGCGGTTGCCGAACGACTACGTTAAGGGAACCGATCTAAAGCCCTACATCGTCTGGGCGCCATCGAATGCCGGAACTGGCACTGTGCTTTGGTATATCGATTACTCCATCCTCACTGAAGGAACGGCCGTTCCTGCGGCGACGACAATTCAGACGACGGCCAACGCGTCCGGCACAACTCACCAGGTTGAGCGAGAAGAGATGACCGATATCACTGGAACATCCTTTACTCGCGGCGATATTCTGCTAGGCACCATAAGCAGAGTCGGAGGTTCTGATACATATGGTGCGGATGCCCTTCTATTAGGCGTCGGATTCGAGTATCAAGTACAAGGAAAGGGGTCGCGCCAGGCGCACCCGTAAGGAGTCAAGGATGGCATTGGTCGAAGGTATTCTTGGGACATTTGCTCTTGGCAAGGATGAGACCGCTGCGGGGAATTTTGTCAAAGACATCCTTACCCTGGGCGGCTCAGCCAAGGAGCGTGGCGCAAAAGAGCAGGCCGAAGCAGCCCGTGCAGCCACCGAGGCCCAGACGGAGGCGACCCAGGCCGCGCAGGACCGCCTGAAGAGGGCAGAGACCATCGCATCACAGAGGATCGCTCGCGGCACTGAGGAGTCTATCGCCACGCAGCTGGAGGGGTTTCAGAAAGCGTCCGGACTATCGCAGCAGGCGAGGGATTCCCTGCTTAATCAAATACGATCTGAACAAGGTATCGACAGAACATCCGCCGCATTTAACGAGCTGCGCAAGAAGATCGGAGCCGGTGCAGACCGATTTGCCTCTGATGTTCAGATTGGGGCAACACAAGCACGACAGGCGCTTGAGGGCTCTCAGGCAGGCGCACTTGCTTCATTGGCCGAGTCACAGCGTGCAGGTCAGGCAGCTCTCGCTCAGGGAGCAGCCACGGCACGAGGAGACATCCAGCAGGCAGGTCAATTGGCTCAGGCCGAACGTCAGCGAGGGCTGGTAGGTGCGCTTGGGCAGCTAGACCCGGCGCTCCAGCAGCAGCAGCTCGCAGGACAGGCCGCGGCCGGCACAGGCGTCAGGGACATTGTAGGCCAGCAGCCCGGTCTCGCTGAGCAGGTTCTCGCCAGGCAGCAGGCAGAAGGCACCGGTGGATTCGAGCAGGACCCAGGATTCCAGTTCGCGCTTGAGCAGCAGGAAGAAGCAATCAATAGAGCAGCAGCAGCACGCGGTGGCCGGTTCAGTGGGCGCACTCTTCGAGAGCTTCAGCGAGGTGCAGCGGGTCTGGCATCACAGCAATTCGACCGATCGTGACTGGGAAAC